CGCTCGTTGAGTGCCGTCGATGTTCGTGTCTCGCATGATCTGCCTCATGGCACGCTGATCTTGCCGTAGCGCCCTGACCGTATCGGGATCGTACAAACCGCTACGGATCTCCTGCTCGAGCATTGCATCGTCTTCCCCGATCGACGGCTCACGCATCTCTCGCATTGCACCCATCGCGCCCATGCGCTGCATGTCGTACTGTTGGTCTTGCGTTCTCTGACGCATCTGCTGGTCGGCTCGCTGCTGCTGGAGGACCATCGCCATGCCGTACTTGGTCCGTGGGTTCTCTTGGTCTGGCGCAATTCCAGCGGCTTGGTGTCTGAGTACGATCGGCATTTACAGAATCCTTAAATCAAACGTTTGTGTTTTCACCAGCCACTTGCTGGGTCCGAATGTAATCTTTGATCAACGCCAAGCGATTCGATGCGCTAGAAAAGTGAACAATATAGGCGTTTTCCAGTCCATCGGCAAATCCCGAGTACCAGTATTGCCAGTTCCATCGATAATCGAGGTGCCTGAGCGAAGCCCCAAGTGCGACCAAATCGTCGATCTGCTTGCCCACCCACACTTGCTCTGCGCAGTGCATGGTGCCGATGTCAACTTCCGGTCTGCGCCAAATACCGCTGGATTCCCGGCGACACAGGACCACGCCTGAGTTGACCGAATGCTCCGTGTCCTCGATCTTGACTTTCGAGCGAGACTCGACCGATTTTCGCTCTTTCGTCATCCATTCCCGGTGCCGGTGCAGAAACTTGCTGGACTCTTCGCAAATACCGATCGATTCGGGGTACTCGTCGAAAATGGACGGCGATTGCTCTCGGACCACGCAATCGGCATCCAAAAACAGCGTTTCGTCGTACTGGCTTGCGAAATGACCCGTCCGGAACTTCTCGAGTCCCCACCAGTCCTCGGTGTCGTTGTCGAGACTAATGAAGTCGGCTCCGCACCGATCGGCGTAAGCCTGCATGAGCGGCCACGTCTCCTTGGCTATCTGCATCATCTCAAGACCCACGGCAACAGACACAATGCAACGAGTCTTGCTTGTGGACGGCCTGCGATTGCGCCAAAGCACGTAGGCACGCTCCATCGACACAACAGGCTTCTCCAGTGCTGTATTCACTTCGTTGTGGAACTCCACGGTCCACTCAAACCAATCCTCGGGAGATTCGTACCTCGGCGGGAGTCGGATCAAAATCGCAGCAACCTTCTTGCGGCACTCGCAACCTGCTGGCATGTACCGCTTCCACTTCTCGAAAGCTTCGGGAGTCCCGAGCTCAATGCGATGCAGCTTCGACCACGCTCTGCGTCCCTCAATGGCTTTCTTCGCCTCGCGGTCGAGAATCACATTGCCACTGGTCGGCTTGACTGTTACGGTTGTCAGCCAGCCTCGCTTGCCAAGCACGGCACCACACGTACAAACGTATGGACGGATGTCATTTGAGCAAGCCTTATCGCAATGCGGACAGCTACACACCACTGCAATCCCTCCTTGAGCAACAGTCATCGGAACTCACCGTAACGTAGTAGCCGCACGAACCAGTCCCGAATATTTCTTCGCGACAAAGGCAAGCGAAATCTAGTTCGGTTATCACGTATGGACCAAAAAGGAAGCATGATTCTCCAGTCTCGCTTGCGCATCTGTATTCTATCGGGTTGCGAGTGCTGGTGCCTTCACCTGTTTGCGTGCAACCACCAATGTTTGCCAGGACGTACTTGTTGATCCCTGGCTCGGCAGTGCAAGAAAACTCGACGATAAACTGACCGCAACACTGCTGTTCCTCATGCTTCCATACGTTATCAACTCTATCGTATTCGATCTGAAAACAACACGGCTCGAGGTTTATCAGGCGAGCGCAATCCTCTGGGTCAGGCCAAATGCAAACGTTCAGCACTGCGGGTAGTTCAATCTGGTTGTCGGTTCCTTCTTCGGTGTTGTCGTCGCAAAGGCACAATCCGCATCGCGGACAATTGCGATTTCTGGTTTCAGGCGGATTGCTGTTGTAGTGCCGATAGAACTCGAAGTCATCAACCAGCATGTCCTCTTCGCTCATCCCGAAGCCGCTGTACCATCCATTTGCAAACAACCCAGGAGACTCCATCGACACGGAACCAAGTATTGAATTGTCGACCCCTGCGCAGAAGCTATCGTCGTCGATCGTCGCCCACAATCGCCTTGAGTCTCCCGTCTCGGAAAAAACTTGCAGTTCCTTCAAGATCGATTCGCTGCCCCCGCTGCCAACTCCAAGCCGGATCCAACTTCGGTCGGCAGGATCCGCAGACCCTCCAGCAGCCCCACCAAGCCTTTCGTACTCCGCGAAGTAATATGAAGTCGCCTCGCACTCCTCCGGATCGCCCGAGACCGTCCTGACTACGTTCAGGTAGATCCGCCACTTCTGACCGTCAGAGTATTCCGAACCAGCTCGATTTTCTTCCTCTTGCGTGACCACAGAGACGTACATCGAGCCAACTTCGTCGGGATGCTTTACGTTGCAGATCGCTTTCGCGTCAGGCACCTCGCATCTGGCTCTCCACGTTGGGGTATCCACGATGTAGTAGTCGCCAGGAGTGTCGCACCAACCCTTGCCTAAGAACGGAGCAGAAACGCGATTGCCCAACGGAGTTCCCGTCTCGTCTCTTGTGAAGTCGTCGGAGAAGATCAGGCATTCGTCTGAACAGCAGCACTTTCGCCAAGCCATGTTATGCTCCGCTACATTCGCAGTCGTTCTCGCCGCTTGGCTCGCACTCGCAAGCCTCTATCTCCTCGGGATCGCACTTCGCATCGACGATGTAATACTTTCCTTCTTGGAACTCTACGTATCCTTTCGTGCCTGCTAGCATGCCATCGTAAACCCTGTTCGGATCGTAGATCGTTGCAGTGTGCGGCCAATAACCCGACATTTGCCTGACGCACGCTTCGCACGAATCCGAGTCGATCAAATCCTCAGTCGACTGGAACCGAAACAACTTGTTTTCCGTGTGGACAAGTATCCAGTTGATCACCTTGCCGTTGTGATCCCGAAGGATTGCTATTTCATCCTCGAGACACTTCGGGGGACCGCCGTAGGGAGATCCGTCGACCACACCTGGGTTTTGACCAAGCCTCCACTTAACCTCGACAGGCGACGGCGGTACGTAATGTACGTCGATATCTGCCGTCCCTTGGGTTGGCAGGAAAGCTGGAAAAACCTCTCCGATGCGGTATCGCTTAGCTCCACCGGAGGTCACGCGACACCCAAAAGGCTTGGCTACCGATATCCCAGGCTTTTCGGCGCTGTTCTCTTTGTAGTCGATGAACTTCAGGATCCTCGGATCGAACCCGCGGCAAACGACGTAGTTCGGATATTTGTCCTCGCACGCCACCTGCATCATCGCACAGTACGGCCAATCGCCATGCACTTGCAAATCGTCGTGATCGCCACGCATCGCGTTGTACGGCGGCGGCACTTGAAACCCTGGCGTTGGACGTCGTCTTTTACGAAACATCTTAGTTTGGCGTCAGCCAACCCCCTCCACTGTCCCCGAGTCCGGCAATCATCTTCGCCATGTCGTTCCATTCAGGTCCGATGTCTTGACGGCGCTCGACGAATGCGTAGACCGCCATAAGCAGCTTGTTCCGCTCGTCCAACTGGTAGGTCATCAGCCGCATGTTCTCAGCGGCAACACCCTTCCAGCCTTCGAGACGCTGAACCTTTGCGTTGACCATCTCGGCAATCGCACGGTGCTTGTGATCGGCGAGCGTGTTGGCGTTCTGCATGAGCAGCACCGCGTATCGTTCTTTACCAGACATCAGCGAGGTCAAAGCAGCTTGTAGTTGCGACAACAGGGTGTGCTTCTCGGACATCTCCACCTTGGTTACATCCTGAGCCGAAACATACTGACGCTGGATTCCCTCAAGGAACTGAGCCTCGATCTGCTGGATCCTCTCATAACGTCGGTTGGCTTCTTCCGTACTCCACTTGGCGAACACGTCCCGAAGTTGGTAAATCCGATCGATTGAATCGATTGTCCGCTGTCTGACATCCTGGAGTTTGCCGTACAGGTTCGAAGCAATCTCGACACCGTACTTGGAGTTCGAGTCCTTGGCAGCAAATATCGCCTGCCGGCCAGCAAGAATCCGGTTGGTGGCATCGCTGCGGAGCGAGTAGATACTATTGACAAGCGAGGCTTGGTATCTGATCACTTCCTGGCGAACCGAATGCAACCGATCGGTGCCATCCAGCCGTCGTGACCGCATTGCAACTTGCTGCTCGTAAAGCTTGTGCTGGTTGTCCAGTTTCTCGCGGTTCAAGCGGTCGTTAAGTTCTTGGATATTCTCGTCACGGTCCCTGGTGTTGCGAGCCGTGATGTCGACCGGAATTGTCGACGTGTACAATCCTTTGCTCACCAGCATTTGCATTTGAGACGAAAGGCTACCTGCGAACTGCTCGTTGATCCTGGCTAAATCCGTCTGTCCGAGGTTAACTAGGAAGTTTCGAGCAATCGGTGCGTGCGTTTCGTAGTCGGTTTGAAGCAGAATCAGTATCGCGTTGTAGTCTCCCGCATACTGAGAAACCAAACTTCCCGTTTGCGTGCTGAGTGCATCAAGATCTTCTGCCACTTGTTCGTAGTCAGTCTCAAGCAACGTGAGTATCGCATCTACTTGCGCAACGTAGATATCAACGTTCGCCTGGACCAACGCGAGTTGTGACGCGATGTCAGCCGCGTGAGCCGTGTAGTTGGTCGCCAGGATGCCGAACTGCTGGCTGTAATCTGCGATATGGCTATCGAGGTCGGAGTCGAGGGATGAGATCTTCGACAAGACATCACCCAGGTACGTTGCAAAGTTCTGGTCGAGCTCCGCAAGTTTGCTGTTGTAGTTATTGACGAATGTCGCCAAGTTCGCGGCTTGTACGGTGAAAAGCGATTCAATCTCCGAAGCGTTGTCAGTGGCATTGGTCTCCAGGTCGCCAAGCCTATCGAGCATTTCCCCCAGCGCAATCTTGGAGTTGTTTGCGTCGATGACAATCTGAGCCTGATTGTCGTTAATCATCGCCTCGATCGCGTTCATGTACTCATCAAGGTCGGACAGGAACACACCTGACTGCGCGTTTTGCTCGGCGATCTGAGCATCAAATTGGACTTGAGAACTGTCGACCATCACCTGCATGTTTGCAAGTATTTCGGCGTACCTGACCTGGTTTTGATCTCTCGCGTTGTTTGCCTCGATGGTGTAGGAGTTGCAGAGAGCCAACAGCACCCCAGGAGGATACAAGCCTTGCTTCTTAACCGAAAAATAGTTCGTTGGCGGGACGGTGGTGTTGTCCTGCCGAATGTTTGTAATCTCGAACCCCTGTGCAACAAGCCATCCCATAACGTTTTCTGGGATGTCAGAAAGTGTTTGAGTTGTGAACCATTGCGCAACCGAAGTAAACGGATTGGCAATGTCTGGCAGCTCGTAAAAAAACTGGTTAGGCGTAACCTCTGGTACTACAGATACGTCATTTTCAGTCGACATTATCCACCCCTTTCGTTAAGCGCTCGCAGCTTTGGCTGTCATGTCAAACACCGTCCAGGTGTCAATCGCAGAGCAAAAACACCGAACCCCCTTGCTGGCTGGGATAACAATACCTGCGTTTGCTGCTTGACCGTTCAACACCCCAGTTGTTGCAGGGTACAGCTTCGCAGCAGTCGCACTGGTGTTGATCACTTCCATGATGTCACCTGGAGCACCAGTCGGCAACTTCACCCCTTTGGCTGCACTATCCGAGGTAATGTACGTTGTGTTTGTAGCTGCCAAAGCTGCCGCATCCAAGTAAGTGCTTCCAGTTGCCGCAGTTGCTATTGCTGTGGAACTGGACGAAGGAGCCCAAGTTCCGTCACCACGCAAGAACTGCCTTGTGTTGTTGCTAAGTTTCGGCAAAAGACCGTGCGCAGACGAGGTGGCGTTCAGGTCAGTGTTGTCGTCGCAAGCCGTGAAATCGTCAAGTTTGATCGTCTTGGCATCGAGTAAATAGCGGCTGTCCCACAGGTCGCCAACAGTCAGCTTTCGAGGTGTGCCAGTGCCGATCATGTACAGAATATCAGCGTCAACCGCAGTGGTCGCAGCCGTCAACCCTGTGACGTGAGCTGGAAGTGCATCCCAAAAGTTTGACCGCAGATTTGCGAGCGTAACTTTCGTGTTCGTCGCTCCCTCGTCGACAAGAAACAGGTCGCCATCGGAAAGTGCTGCTGCCGTCAACGCACCCACATCGATGCTACTCGTCACAATGCCAGCAACGTAGGTGGCAAGAGCTCCAACGTCCAGTTTGTAACTCGTCGTGCTTCGTCGCATCCACAGGTCATCGCCAGCCTGAACCGCAGGACTTGCATCAGCTTTATCCCACATCTCGGTTTCGATGTAGGACGCAATGTTTGCTCCAGTGATCCTTTTGGGGGTGGTCCCTTCGATGACATAGAACGTGTCGGCGTCCTCGAGTGCCGTCAAAGCAGTCAAGCCAGACACGTAAGCCTGAAAGTCCACCCAAAGCTTCGTTTCGAGTTCCGCTAGGGTGGCTTTCTTGGCTGTTGAACCATCCCCGACCAGGAATAGCGATCCCGAGGCAAGCGAAGCACTCGTCAGGCCGGTGAGATCAAGAACGCTCGCCTGAATGCCTACGAGAGCAAATGTCTTGAGTTGGTCAACCGTGACGCTAAAAGTGGTCCCGCCCCTGCCGATCGTAATCTTGTCGCCAGTTGCCACTGGGTTCCCGCTTGCTGCCGACCATCCAGAAGCCAGGACATAGGTAGCCAACTGGCCGATATCCATTTTGTTCTGCACTCCCGATCGGAAGATCAGGAAGTTGTCTCCAGCCACTCCGCTACCCGCACTCGCCGCACTATCCTGAGTACCTACAACGTATGACGCGAGATTTGCTCCAGTTGCCGTCCTTCCTGTTCCGCTTCGCTCGAGAAGGAACACATCGGTTGCATTCGCCGCCGCTCCGAGCGCCGAGTAAGTATCCCACGCACCTGAAACAACGCTAGCTCCGACTTTTCCTTGCACATAGGTTGCAATCGTTTGCGCTGTTACCTTGCTTGCCACCCCACTATCGCTCACATAGAACGTGTCCGCATCAGCGAGCGTTGCAACAGCCGAAAGACCAGCAACATACGCTAAGAACTGCGAGTGGACCCTCGCCGCAATGTCAGCAAACGTCGTCTTGCGTGCAGTTGTTGTCTGTGCAACGACGTACTGATCCGTGTCAGCCAATGTTGCAGCAGACAGGCTAGCGATTTGATTCCCGAGGGAAACAGCCGAGGAGTTGAGGAACGTCTTGACGTTATCGATGTCGATCTGCTTGAGAATGCCGCCGTCGTTGAACACCAACTTGTCGCCAGAGACGATCGTCGTGCTCGTTTCAATCGCTTCGAGTTTATCCACCACCCAATTGAAGAAGTTCTGAGCCGTGATGATCTTTTCGATGTCCGATTGAAACACGTTGAGTTCATCGGCGTCAGCAACCGTTGTGATCACTGGAGCTTGATGGAGCGTGTCAACGACAAACGCAGCAAGCAATGTCGCCGTGACATGCCGAGACGTCGTGCCGTCAAGCACCGGAACCTTTTCTGGTCCCGTAAGCGTATCGACTGGCAAGCCAGCAATCCATTCGGAGAATGTCACATCAGGCACGATCTACCTCCACGCCCCAGAAGGCTCTATCACTGCACTCGCACCTTCCCACGCCCAGTTGCCACTTGCAGCCGAGATGAGCAGGATCATGTATTTACCCCTGGCGCGAGGGTAGCAACGGTGATTTACACCTGCCGCCCAAACGCCGCTACTGTGAACATTCGATGGCGTAGTGCCAGCAACCAAAGCCTCAATCGCCGCTTTGGCGTTGATGCTCACTTGCTCTGCCGTATCAGCCACCATAACCCTCCAGGTGACATTCACACTCCCAGAAGCGGTGATGCCATGCAACTGAATCAACCTGCCGTAGCTGTTGCTGTTCCCGAGTTGAATCGGACCAAGAGCGACATGCGAGCTGGAGTTTCCAACCTTGAACGGCCAGAACCCCATTCGCTCGGTATCGAACATCCAGGAAACCGCCGCTGACGGTATATGAATGCGCACCGATCGAGTTTCGTGGTCGTATTCCAGCACCGTGGACGCATCGGCAACCCCTGTGAGTTGCTCAGGGACAACATCCTCGGAGATCGCTTGCAAACCGTCACCAGACGCCGACACGGTGTAAAGACCATGCGACGACAGGAAGTAGTACCGATCGAGGTGATCACGGCACCAAGCCTTTGGACCCACCATGCCGACCTCTCGAGAAATGTTTCGCAACGTCCCATCGGCAGTCGGATCTCCCTGAACCACCCAAAGCGAACCGCTCGTTGCCGCCAACAGATAAGCGTCTTTGTGCGGAATCAGTGCCACAATGTCAGTTCCGATCTCTCCAGCCTCGGACAACTGGATAACGAACGGACGCGCCATGTCGCTGACGTCAGCACTCAACGACCAATCGGTGTAAACGCCCTGCCGGCTAGCGAAGATGATCCTTCCCGAAGGACGGATGAATCGATCGCGATAGACGCATTGAGCACCGTGGGACGCCGGAGCGTTTGATCCTGGATCTACGTAAACCACCCCTCCACTGTGGACCGCAGCAACACCAGAGCTCGCAACAATACGATTCCCGCTGTCGTCTACAATCGCATTGCTACCGCTGGCAAAGTAGTTGCTTTGTGTCGCAGGCACCGATCCAGCAGCAGTAGGCGACCAAGATCCACCACGAAGGCGACCCTGGAAGTCCTCCATGCGACAATTGACAGACCAAGGACTGAAATACCGATCGCGCCTGCCCACTTCTTGACGAAATGAGAAGCGTCGATTCACGCCCGAGGGGAAT